TATATTTCATCCATTGCTTCTGCATCACCTTCACCCAAACGTTGGTATTTATCAATTACCTGTATGCATTCAGCTATTGCTGCTAAAACTTTTACTGGTGCTTTTTCTCTCATATCTCTGTTGTTTAAATGATTGCTACTCGGTAGTCTACGTCTAGGTCGTTTGCAATGTGTTCTATGACATCTTCGTAATAACCTCCTGTCCAACGACCTGCTTCGCTTTCGCTTACTTCTACAATGTCACCATAATCATCGATATTAAGGTAAGTATCTACCATACCCTCGGTAACGCCTAACACCATCGCTGCCTCGTAGATACGATTCTCAATTTCTGAGAACGAATCGCCGCCTGTTTCGATTTCTAGAATCATATCTCTGTTGTTTTGTGCAAATATATGTACTTTTACATAAAATCCTAGTACCTATGATTTGCCCTTCATTCATAAATATACCAATCCTTAAAGGTGTAACCTTTTTTCTAGACTCGATTGGAAGTGCATCTGTCCTTGTAGCTGGCTCTGAACTACGTATGCTTGCGCTGGTGTACCTAAATCTAATTGTCGCCCACCTGCTCCTTGAGGCACTAGAGCGTTGGTAGAACCACCTCTTGCTCCACCGCCTCGACTGCCAGTAGGTGCGCTTGCTCCTGCTTGCTGAAGGATAGAACGTACTTGTGCAAACGAACTTAAGGCAATACCTACCATTTGAGCGATAAACAAAGGTGCTGTAAATGGTGCTGCTGCACCCGTTTGTGCTGCTGCTTTTAATGCTCCCGTAATAGCTGACTGTACTGCTTGAGCTTGACTCAACAACACGCTTGTGACCGCAAAGGCTTTTTGGGCGTTTGTCCCTTCTTCGCTCAATCGCTCCAGTTGCGTGCTGATGTTTTCTGCTGCACGGAAATTAGAGTTTCTCGCTTGAGCAATTAAATCCAGTAGTCGTAACTCGTCCCGCAATTCTTTATCTCTCGCTGCTTCTTCTGCCAACTGATTTGCTAAACGCTGTGCGTCCATCTCGGCATACATAGCTTCGTCCGCTTCTTTCTGTCTACGGTTGCGCTCTTCTAATGCTTGGTCACGGCGAAACTGAGCCATCAACTCATTATTAGCTTCACGCTCAAATGCCTCGTCATCTGCCTCCTCCATCTGTTGCATCTGGAATTCCCAGTCCTTGCCGTACTTCAATCGTGCGGCTTCAAGCAATCGCAGACGTTCTTGTTCCGCTGCTTGTCGGTCTAATTCGGCAGTGGTTTCCGCTTCTAACGCTAATCGGTCTTTTTGCAGTTGTTGGTAATCTGCAATCAAAGCGTTCATCTGCGCTTGAATACCTGCGCGTTTTTCTTCTAACGCTCCTGCTGCGCCACCACGCCTAAACATATCTTGTCCAGCACGCTGCCACCAACTGCCTTCTGCTTCGTTGTTTTCGATGCGCAAATCGGCTATCTGATTCAGCAATGTCTGTTCCTCATTCTGAATCCTAACTAAATCTAACTGGCGTTCAATAGCCTTGTTAAATCGTTCTAATCCGTCGGCTGATTCAATATCTAGGTCACGTACTTCGCGCAGTGACGTAGCAAGGTTGCTTAACGCTTCGCTACGCAAATTGGTTTTTTCCGCAGTGTCATTGACAATTCGAATGTATTCCGAGTTGCGAGTGTTGTATTCTTCCAGGGCTTTTGTGCCTGCATTGATTCTTTCATTGTATCGTTCCTGTTCCTTTGTAACACCGCTAATCAATCGCGTGATGTCGTCCCAACGGTCAATAAGCGTTTCAAGTGCAATGATGAGCAAACCGATTCCAAGACCAGCAAATGCGCCTTTTAAAAACTTGAGTCCTTTTGATAAACGCCCTACAGCACGCGAAGTGCTTTCGAACTTTCGAATCATCATTTGGACGTTCCGAGGCAACAAGCCAGTAAACAACTTGGCAAAACCTCCCCAATCTTTGGATGCATCTTTTCCGCCTTCCCCTACCTTTTTACGCAGGTCGTCTACCGAATCACCAAACTTCTTTACGTCCTCAATTGCTTCTTTTACTTCCGCCTTTACCTTGGTCTCAATTACTGCTGTCTTAGCCATTATAGATTGCTAGTTTTAGTTTACGCCAGAACTTACCGTCCAAAGCATACCTGCCGTACCATTGCTTGTACAGTGGGCTACCTTTATATATACGCTGGTTCATCAAAAAAATGGTAGGCGTAATGCCTCGCCCCACGTTATTCATAAATGTGTCCATCACAGTAAATTGATTGCGTTCATAGCCGTGACCTTGGCATTCACATACCACGTCAAGGTGTGGTTATTTTGTCCCGATACTTGCAGGCGCATAATCGTAGGAGAAGTAGCCCCACCTGAAAAAATCCATTGCAAACCGTGGACGTGATTGTGGTCAGACTGCGAGCTTAACGTAACGAAATTACCCACGGCTCTACTAGTGCCTGCTATTGACTTGACTGCCGTAGTAGCTTTAATGTAGTCTATGTCACCTACTGTCCCTGAAGTGCCTCCCGTCTGAATTACCAAAACGTCTAGCTCGACACCATAAAAAGTGTTAGGCTCTAAAGGTATGTCATAGCCACCGCCAATGATTTTAAGCGTTACATACGTGTTGCTGGTAGTTTCGCCTTCCATAGCGAACATAGCTTGCGTAGCTGTAAACGTACTGGCGTTGTAACTCTTGTTAAAGGAGTTTGGAATAGGCAGTGGCGTGTCGGTAGCACCTCCGTCTAAGGTGTACGCAGACTCAAAGCTGGGGACGGTAGGGTTACCACCTATCGTACCGCCTGATGCTATGTAGTGGCATTTGCTTGTCGCCGTATTCCATTTGTAGCCAAATAGCTCACAGCATCCTTTATTGCCGTCACTCGTACTTCCCGTCAAGGAATCAGTAAAGGTGATTGTTCCGTTGGCGTTGTAATCCTTTGGATAATACCTGCATTCCCAATCGCCTTTGTCGATGACCTTGAGTAACCTTGCCTTACACGGCTGGCTGCCATTGACTACGTAATTGCTGATGCTTATAATGCGCCAGTAGGAATCCTCAATCCATATATTGTCGTTATGCCGCATATCTCGCACGTCCTGGGGCGTGAGATAAACAGAGCATTCCATCAATCGCGCATCGTCGCTATAAATCTCGTTAATGTACTTCGCCCAGTATTTACGGAACATAAAGTAAAACGGAATTCCATCTACAAGTGGGTGAGAATCATCATCTGGATAGTCGTATCCCCAATTTAAATGCACCGTAGTTGAATCGACAGGCAACGTACTGTACGGACTAAACAATGGATACTGCGTAACCGATGTTGTGTCAACAATAAAATCGTAACCGTTATCTATATTTTTTAATCCGTTGTAGTACGCTAATATCGGTTTGTTGCTGATGTTTTGCGCTCCGTTTTCCGAATTAAGCCACTGGCGACTAACCAGCACGTTCGGTACTAGGGTTTCTTCCGTTTGCGAGTTTTTACGAATTGCCTGACTACGAAACGGAACAAATGTTCCGCCAATAGTTTCTTCATCAACCGCAAAATCATTGTCGTTTTCATATGTGTATTTTCCTTTGACCCAACCCCAGTTACGTTGCCACCATTCGTTACGATGGTCTTCACCTTCGTGGTCTTCAAAGATGATTCGCTTGCTCTGTAACTCGGTCGTGGGTTTAATTACCTTGTCTTTGCTTAAGTCTAGCTTTGCTGTCCAGTCCTTTTCCTCTCCATTACTGAAGTACGTAAGGGCTGTACTTACATTGATGCGTGTAGGCGTATCGTTGTCGTATTGAAGGATGATATTGAATTTGTCAATGATAGCTTTTAACCATTTGTCCAAAGTCATATCAGGCATATTAGCTGCCATATCGACAATTGCTCCCGTTGGGTTTTGCGTATTGTATTGTGGCACGCTAATAAAGGAATCGCCTATAACCAATGATGGGTGAACCTCAACCGTCGCAGAACAGTTCGCACCTACATTGACTGTTACACTATCACCTGATGTGACGTTCATCACAAAAGTTTGCGTATAGACATAGCCAGAGTTAGCAGACGCTGGGACAATCACCTGGTCGTTAAAAGTCTCCGTAGGGCTTTCGATGTTTACGTTTAAATAGTAATCTGCTCCCGCCGTGGTTCGAGTCACGAGTTGAATGAAGAAAGTAAACGTCCCTGTGAATGGGGCTACAAATAATCCACTTTGAAACAAATTGTCTGGGTCAAAATACGCCCCTGTTTCATAAATAAATTGTAGGGTTGTAGTCGTTTGGCTATTGGCAGGAATAGTCAGCAAACTATTGAGACGCACCTTAGCACCGTACATAGGTCGTACTGCTACCGACTTCTGCTCTGTTGCCGTCAACATATACAACTTCCTCCAGCGAACAGATTTTAATTCTGAATCCACAAATGATGTGTACCCAGCGTAATTGAGTATTTGGTTAAACAGGTATTCAACTTTAATAGCTGGTTTCAAATGACTAGGTTGAATGACCCAGTTGTTGTTCAATCCACTAAAAGGAAAGTCGCCTGCTAGATACCATCCAAACGGGTAATGCCCGTGGTCTACCAAAGGATAAACTACCGTAGCATTGCCCACACTTCCGTTTGTAATATCGTTCGTCTCTGTCCACGAGTCGATAATGTTGGTGGCAGTCAAGGCGTGGTCAGTATCCGTGCCTATGAAATCAAACAAATCGCTAAATGACTTCCCGCGTATTGCTCGAAACAAATCGGCAGTAATGCCCATTATGTTGACGCTATACGCATCGTCGTTTACTTCATTCAATTGAAGTACACCACTCAATACCAAGATACCATCATCCAGCACCTCGACTATGGTATCGCTATATGCTGACCAGGTAGATGTCGAGATATTGACGTTGTGATAATGCTCAAAGAATTGGTTGTTCTTCTTTGTGCGTGGGCAATTAAACGAAAGGCTGTGCGGGCTACTACGCTCACTGAGCTTTGTATTGTTTTGAATCTCAAAGTTGAGTTCTACCCGTGGGTCTTGTAGGTCGAGGCTGACCTGCTGTACATCGTCTTGAACTTTTACCAGTACCTCTGTCATATCGTGACTTTGTATCGTGATTCTTCAATCGTAACCGTATAGACGATGCCTTTATCGTTTACGCTCGTCTTAAAGTCGATGCCTGTATCCGTGACTACGCATCCACGCCAGACGTTGTTGTAATTCCACAAAACCATTGGACTGTTCATTATGCTGTCGACGACAAAGTTGAAGTCTTCGTCTTCTGGGTCTGTGTTCAACACCCACTCGTTAGTGGTTCGGACGTTGCTTACTTTCAGTCCACCTTCATAAGGCAACACAGCAAAATTGGTAGTGCTTCCGTCCGCTACGTAACTATTGCCTCCTACCTCTCGGTATGTGCTGCGCTGTATCTTTTCGCTGTGCGTGTTCTTCGAGTAGAAGGTGTAGTAATCCCAACCTCCCAACTCATTCCACCAAGCCAAACGAATAGCCGTGTATTTGCACGCGGGCTTGCGAGTCACCTTGTACTCTATGCTGGTTTCGTTTCCAGATAACGTAGTGCTGCTTGCCGCCTGTACGGTATAGTGAGTCCAGCCGACGTTACCTGTATCGCTAGGTTGTAAAGTAGTAACAGAAGTTTGCGCTTCTAGGTTAGCAGGATAGATACCAAACCATATCAAAAAATTCGATGAGGTCGTAACTACGCTCGGCACATATGGAGATGTAAAGTAGCCTGAATTAAGGGCGGTAGTGCCATCGTAATACTTGACGTGTATGTACGCTGGGTTCGATGACCAAGGCGCACTTGTAGTGCCGTTAATTAAGCCTACGATGCCTTCGTCGGTCGGTTGGGCAACCAACTTCTGAGGCTGGTATACAGACAAGAATTTTTTGGTGCTGCCGTCCAACACATACGTGGCGTAATTCGTACTGTCATAAGCGTTGTACACTGGCGTGAATGTCCCGTTCACTACATACGTCACATCGGTAACTCCAGCACCTGGATATTCTACTGGCGTGTCCGATGTCGTGGTAGCGTACTCGTAGTAGAACTTGCACGTAAACTTGTTCATCGCATCTACGTTTCCAGAAAACTCTGCGAGGTCGTGTTTATTCTGGTCTTGCTGTTGGTAAGCGTGAATGACTCCCGACACATCAAACACCCCACAATCAGCGGAGTTTGGTAATTGCTTCAGCTTCGCTACGATAGTTGACTCACGAGTAATTTCGCAGATGTATCGAAACTTGGCGTTAGAAGGCAGACCAGTGTTTTCAAATACTACGTATACGATTCGGTCTGCTGAACCGAGCAAATCTGGTGTGGGTGCTTGGGTAATGCTAATAGCCATTACAGTGTGATTACGATTTCAAAGTTGGTGGGCAGTTCTTTATTGTAAAAGTGCCAGATGTCTGAAGCCATAGCTTCTTCAATTTTGCTCTTGTACTTTTTAAACAATATACGCATTGTAGGACGTATAAATGGAGTTGGTTTGATGCCGTGACGATACACGTTGATGGCAATCTTTCGTACTAATTCCTTACGAGGGATAAACCGTCCCTTGGCATCTCGCACGGCTTTGATAGGTTTAACCACCGTCCAGCGGTCAATGGCTGGCACTAGCTTTCCTTTCTCTCCCGTGCCTGACCCAAATTTAAATGGGCTGTCTGGTGCTTTCTTTTCAGACACAGCACCACGAACACCTGACTCTACAAAATCCCAATACGGTGCGCCTTCAAAATCGAAACTCAAAACGAATTGTTTGTCGTCAATCTGAAAGCTATGATTCATCGACTTGCTCAAATTCCCTGAAGCGTTTTTGTCTTCTTCTTCGAGGATGAACCGTGCTTGCTTTATGACTGCGTTGGCATAGTTCTCGAACTCTTTTTGAGTTCGGTACATTTCCAATTTCTTAGTTTCACCGCCGATGTCTAGGAGATACTTAATAGAGGGCATTACACAAGTTAGTTGGGCTTGGTACTTTGATGGTAAACGAAGCAGACCATCCCGTAAGGCTGTTTGTCAACTTAGCTGTAAACGGCTCACACGACACAGGCATCTCAAATGACCAGTCCGAAGGCGTAAAATTGTTCTGACCTGACGAAGCGAGATGAAACTCAGCGATGACATCTTGCATAATGCCCAGCGTCTCAGAATAGATTTGCGTTACAAAGTCGCGTTGGTTTTCAAATACCACGGTAGCTACAAATACCTCGTATGTAAATTCGGTATGCGTCCCCTGTACGCTGGCTTCCGTGACCTGAGCATACAACAAAGGAAACTGGTCAATCGTAATCTGGTCGATGTCTACCTCATCCACGGAATGCGTGTAGAACGATTTGAGTTGCTGGTGGTTGGTAACGATGGTTTGAAATACGTCGTTAACGTCGTTTACGGTCTGCATTGATATTTATTTTCTGAGACAAGTTGAGGTCTTTTTCATAAGCCAAGAAGGTAAAGGCTTCCTCTACCAATATACGTGTGACTCCTTCCATTCTTAATATATCGCCGTCAGCAAGTTGGTAGATGATTGCGTACCATCCCCACTTTTGACTCATCTTGTCTTGCTCTCCACTGCTGGTGAATAACGCTCTAAAGCGTTTGCTAATAGAATCTCGATACGATAAAAAAAAACCACCGCACCGATTGCTACGTCCATCGGGCATTCGCTCATTGCATCTATTTTTATCTTGCTGGGGCTGTACGCTTCGATTTCGTACAACTGTGCTTTCTTGGCAATCACAGGTCGGTACAAAACTGCCATCACTTCTTGCAAGTTTTCATACATACCTTTCTCTAAGTACGTTTCTAAATCGGCAAACTCACCTACCGTCAATTCCTGCATATTCGGAATAAACCCATACTCTACACCGTGTAGCATAAAGGTTTGTTTCAAAGGAAACTCGTGTACTTGTGGTTCTTGGAACAGCCAAAACAAATCCTTCGTGAGCTTGGCAACATCTTCTACGTGCATCCGTTCCACGAGGTCTGCTTCTGCACCGCATAAAACTTCCAGCACGTCCGTGATAGTCTTCTTGTTTCGCTGCCCGTCCTTCCATCGCTTCATCATCTCTTTGTATTGAGAGATGGTAATGTCTGCGTAGCTCTCTGGAATTGTAATGCGTACCTTCATTGGATAAAGTATTTGCCCGTTCTACGAAGCAGTTTATTAAGACAAACATACCGCACTGCGTCGATACAGTGATTCCATTCGTCTTTGGGTTGATTCAGCACCTTGCCGTTTTTGTCGGTCATCCACTTGTAGTTGCGGAATTCTTTTTGAGCATTGGTACTCGTGTCTTTGATGTACAACTTGTACCTACGCATCAGGTCAATACCAATCCTCACGCTGTCTGCTCCTTTCTTGGCTGGTTTGATGTTAAAGTTCATACGGTGAATCTCCTCGATACTCTTCGGTTCACTGCTGTCTGCTATGATTTCTTCGTGCCTTGTAATGCCGAAATCCTTGAGCTTGTCGCCTATGTCGCTGTTCGTTAATCCACCGCTGTACAGTACCTCTTCAATATACAGAGCGTGGTCGTGTTCATAGACTTTAACTAAAGCCGTCGGGTCGTTAGCGTATCCCCAGTCTAATCCCCAAGCCAAGAACTTTGCTCGCTCTGGCAACTCGCTGTACACGTCAGACCTAAAGATAGTCTCTCGGCTAATTCCGCGCTCACCTAGACCATAAACCGTCCAGTAGTACTCGTCGGTATCTCTGAGCCTTTCAATCTCGTCTATGGTCTCCTGATTAAGAAACGGGTTGTCTAAATATGTAGACTTGTAAAAAGAAGCATCGTCGCGTGGAATTACGTGGTCATATATCCAGTGGTATTCATCGGACGGGTTGTAGTCCAGAATCATAGAAATGCCTTGGAAGTCATTGGAGGTACGCAAAGCTAACTGCCTGTACGATTCGAGGTCTAGCTCGTTGGCTTCGTTGATAAAACAGAACTGTCGTTTCGCTCCTCGTATCTTTTGAGGCTGGTCAATGGAAATAAACTCCCACGTATTTCCAAATAGGCTGTACGTGTTCTCTGTCTTGTTGTGGTTGCGTTCGTCGTACCAATCCTCTCTGTCTAAGATGAAGAAGAAGTCCCGCATCACAGACGCACGCAAAGAGGGAAATGATTTCCGCACTACGGTGATGAGGTAGCCTGCGTTTGGATTGCGATAGCACCACTCGCACAGCAGCGTAATAGTTGAGAAAGTCTTGCCACTACGAGTGCCACCTTGCAGTACAGCAATCCTCGTCTTGCAATGCAATAAATCGTAATATGCTTTGGCTTGACGCATCTAAACAAAAATAGGGCTTGCGCCCTACTTTCTTACTTTGCTACGTGTAACACTACTTTAAAAACGTGCGTGGTATTTAATTGTGCCACTGGTATAAAGTGTTTTTCCGCCGCCACAACTAGTATATTTTCTTCACCAAAGTTGTGTTGCAACTGCGCTGTTAATTCCTCACGGTCATCTTTGCTCAATCGTTCACAAAAGAACGCCTCAAATTGACGTTCGTTTGGTTTATCTGTCACCTGCATTAATACGTTTGGATGACGCAGGTCGCAGGCTTGACGTGCAGTTGTTGCAATGTCTTCTTCGAACATTTCTTTAATGTCCTCGTTGCTAAAAACCGATAAAAAGTTTGTGGTGTTTTTGTCGTCCATCTTCTTTGCAAATGTTTTCATTTTCGTTTGGTGTTTAAATCTGTACAAATATACACATCTTCCACAAACAAGCAAACATTCTACATATTTTTTTAATCAATCAACTTTGACTTACCGTCGTGGTCTTCACGTTCCAGCACCTCATCAAACCAAGATGGTGGCTTTACTGCTTCGTCAAACTTAATCTCGGTCTCTTGTTGCTTAGGCATAAAGTATGGCATCAGACTACTCAGAGCTTTGAGGTATTTCTCGTCGCTGTTCTCTCGCAAGACGGCAAGTGAATCTTGGATGTTTTCCATCTCGCCTTCCATTACCTGCACAAACAACTCACGAGCCGCTGACCCTACTTTGTCTTTAGAACCCTTGGGTCGTCCAGTTGGATTTCCGCTTTTTCCTTTTACAAATGTCATTTGCTTGTTTTTGCTTGTTCTTTACAACTCAATTTGACTTTTGAGGTATTCGATAATGGCATCCGTCTTTTGCTTGTAGAAGGTCTTGAACTCCCCTCGTTTACCTTGTGACTCCCACACCTTGTATATGACATTACGTAGCCTCTGGCTTTGCGTCTTTGGTTGGTCGTATAGGTCGAGGTCAATTGATTCTAACTCTTCTAGTTCGGATTCCTCCATCGTCTCCCCTGCTTTGAAATATAAGATTCCATAAGTGTCGGTCAGTTCGTCGATGGTCATCACTTCGCTACTCGTCTTTTCTTGAGTTACAAAGCGTAGGCTTACCGTCTTGTCTTTCCGTCGTTGGTAGCCATCGAGGATGCCAGCCGTTATGATTCGCACGACGCTTCGTATACCTGTTGCAATTTGACCAGACGTTCTTTGAGGCAGCTACCGCATCGAGTGAAGCGTGCTTTGAACTTGTACAGGTCACGGTACATTTCGTTTACCGCTTTTTGTGTTACTGCCGTCAGCACACCTTTGTCTGCTTCTGGTTTAATGATGTCTTCGTACACCTTCTTTTGGTGTGCGTTCATCGTGGTGGCATATGGAAAGCGTTTGTTGAGCCATTCCTTACGCTCTTGGCAACCGCAATCGTCGGTGATAGCTTCAACTATCTCCTTTATTCCCGTTGCTTCTGTTATCTTTTCGATTGTGTCTCCCAGACCCTTGGACTTTTTCGATGTTCGCTTTGATGTAGTCCTTGGTTTTTTGGAGACTGACTTGGATTGTTTTTCTACTGATTCCTGTGGCATCGGTTAGTGTGTTTATGCTGTGATTATGCAGGTAATATACCTTGAAAATTTCGGCATCGAACCAATACAAATCGTCCAGCAGATGTTCTACGTTCTCTAGCTGTTCTTTGTAGTCCATCTCCTTGTAGCTGTCGGGCATCGTACCCAAAGCATTGAGGGGATATTCGAAAGTCAGATGCTCTTGCCATTTCTTGTACTTGTAGTAGAAGCGTGTGGTCTTGGAGAAGTTGCAGATTTTAATCCATCTAATGATGTACCAAAGCAACTCGCCCCGCTCGCACATCGCCTCGTACTTGTCGTCTTCGCGTTCGAAGATAGTCAAGGCTATGTCATTCACCAAGTCTTCAGCGTATTTAGATTCTATATATATGCTGGAGATTGTGATTATTTCTTTGTAGTTCTCCGACCAAAATTTATGTATGCAGGTCACAGTCGTGGGTTAGCTTCTTAAAGAATTGAGTTAGCTCGCGTAACTCTGGCGTGGTGAACTTGCGTAAGGCATTACTCTCGGCAATAATACGTTCGGCTGTGCCTTCTCCGTACACTTGGTTAAGACGGTTGCCAAACTCGTAGTTCCTGCCACCCATCACCATATTGCAACCACCGCATTGTGGCTTACAATTCAGCGTAACTACCTTACCGCCTATCTCCTCGTAATGCCATCGCGTGCTGTACTTGTTGCGTGTCTGGAAATGTCCTGCCTGCATCCCTTCTTTTTCCCAGTACGTTTTTTTGCCGCACGTCCAGCAAGCTACCATACCGTATTCATCGGCGTGGCTTTTACGGACGTATATGCTGTACGCTGCGTCTAGTGCTTTGACTGCTTTTGTTCGCTCGCTCACGCTTTACAATATAAGAAAAGGAGGCATAAGCCTCCCTTTCCGTTCAACCCAAAAAGAATGAAAACTACCTAATGAACCAAAGCGATAGTGCTGCAATCTAATTCGTTTTTTGCGTTTCTGCAAGCGTAGGGTCATATTCTGCATATGCGTCAAGGTGGTCGCGGAGTCTGCTTCCTATGCCTTTGCCTTTCGCCTTGGGGCTGTCTTTTACCAATTGCGCCAGATTTAACGGTTCAAGTTTCTCCTCCGTGTATTTGCGGTATTCGTCTTTTTCTGCCTGTCGTTTGGCTTCCATAATATCCGTGCGTACCTCACCTTCATAACGCCGTAAGCATTCCAGGATTTCTGCCGACTTCAGACGCTCGTACAGCTTCCCGAATTTGCCCATACGAATCATATCAAAACAGACTTTGATTTCTTCAAGCGTAATAGTAGGGTGTTCCTCGATGATTGCCCGACACGTAAACCGCATCTCTTCGTCACTGCTCAACGTCTTCTTCGCATCTATGTCTTTGCATAGCCTACCTACTTCCGACATAATCCATCCACGGCATACAGCGGGATGAGTCTTCAAGGCTACTTGTATGTTCGTGCCTTTTGTCCAAGCGTCAGCGGGCGTGATTAGCCCCATCTTGTCCTCTTTATCCGTTAACAACAAAGTCGTTGATTCCGTCAACGCTAAAGTTTTCTCCTTTGAATCCATTTTTTTCCTTTTTAAAATCATTGCTTCTTCGAACCCACAATCTAGCACAGGCTTTCCAATCTTTCAAGGGTTTGTTCTTGCCCTGCACCCAGCCGTTCGCGGAATAGTAATCATAGAACGCTATCGCCTGGTCTTTGGCGTTGCCTGCGGGCATAATCTCAAAGAAATAGTCCTCGCATTCTTCAAAGTTTTTTGGCGTGCGAGTCCTATCTATTGTTTTCTTAGATTGTTTTATTATATTGTTCTTATTAGGTAGACAAATTGGCGAGGCAGAGTCGCCATATTGTCTAGGCAGACTAGACAAATTGTCTACCCTGACTGGACACAGGTGTCTAGTCCGACCGTTTGAAGTCACCGTAACCAGCCCAGCTTCTTTGAGTCTACCGACTGCTCGACTGATAGTTCGTTCACTCACTCCGTACTCTTCTGCTATCGTATCGTTCGACTTAAAGAACGTATGTTCGTTCCAGTTAAACGAGTCGATGTCACCCCATAGAATTTTGTCTACGGGTTGAAGTAAGGGATGTTCGAGGATTTCCCTTGGAATCCATATTCCTTTAAATTGCCTCATAGATTACTTCGATTTGAAAGTACGTGCTGTTACTGAAGAGTTCGGCTTCCATTATGGATGCAGTCCACTGATAGTTGCCGTCGTCATCTCGATACAAGTACACGTACCGTTCCATTAATACTTCGTTTCCTTTGATTTTTGGTTCAACACCAACTTGCATTGATTGAGCATTTCGGTGAGTTTAGCACACTTTGCTCCGTCCGAAGCTACGATTAACGCAAGCAAATGCCTACGGTAATATCGTAACTCCGAAACGGTGCATCGTGACCAATCCTTAAATTCCATACTGCTGCAACTCGGACATACGTAAAGCTACCATATTTGCCCATTCTACCCTGTCCACGTCCGTATGCTTTATGATTTCGTCAGTGAAGTCGATAAAACGATGTGGAGTCTTGTTGTAGTACCTGTTGCTCGTTTGACGTTTCCACCCCAGCTTTTTGTTCATATGCTCGAACGTGCCGAAATGGTAGTCGATAAATGTTTTAAGTGTCATTTTTTCTTCTGTTTTTTTTGCCATTGTTCCCAATACGCAGGGTAATCTTTTTCGTGTTGTACCGCTGTCTTCGTAGGAAACAAAAATTTCTCTCCATCGTTGCCGTCAACCAAGGTATACCCCAATTGAAATACCAGTGTAGATACCTTATCCTTATTCATTTGCTGGCGCATATACGGTTGACGCTTTAGCCATAACAAAAAGTTATTTACTATCTCGTGGTACTGCTCCTCCGAAGTTGCAGTGGTCAGAAACTGGTTCATCTTCTATGTTTTCAATTAGTTTGATAAAATCAGATAGTTTGCGCGGGGAGAAAAAAAACTCGTCTGAGTGCATAAATTTTGTTTTTATCGTTATACGTAGGTCAAGCGTAACTATTGATTCGGGAGTTATTGGTTTGCCTGCTTCCGCAGTTCCTCCTCTTATGTCTGACCAGAATGCTTTTTGATTCATTAGAATGGCATTTTTTGTTCAAGTGTATCCTCGGTCAAGGTGTCGCGTAGATGCAGCATCATACGAGCCGCCTGCTTAATCTCCTGCTCGTTGAATTGTGAAGCGTGCGTAGTAGCGTGAGCAAGGTATTCCATCGCGGCATTGATTGCCCACTGACGACTGATACGTTCGTCTTTCTCAGCCCAGTACGCTTCTTTATTTCCACCGCCTTGACCTTCAGCCTTGACCTTTTTAATCTTCAGTTTTGTACCCCATTTATTGGACTGTACTTCTACCTCTACCTCATCGCCAACGGCATAAGGTGGGGCTTCTGGTGACGTGCTAGACGCTGTTCCTTCCGTTCCGTTTTCTAGCTTTACCCAGAAGTCGTGAAAGGTCTTTCCGTTCCACGTCCAAGGGTTGTTGTCGGTCTTTTCAATTGATGCAATCTTAGTATTCATCTCTATGGATTTTTAATGGTTTGTAGATTTTGATTAGTCCCCAAAGGTATCGTTTCACTGTGTACACTTTGAGTGGTGGTTCAGGCTTGGTTTCGATAATTACGCATTCGCTAAGTATCTTATCTATGGCATCTTGAGAGACGGGAGGCAAGCCTAGTTCTTCCCGCCACGCAAGCCATTTATTGAGCTGTGTCTTGTCCATTCGCTTTTGCTTCGAGGTCTTCTATCTGTTGCTTGAGACAATAGATGTCGGTGTAGTAAACCCATCCAGCTTGCTTCAGGGCAATTTCTAACTCATCCTTGGACAAATCAGACACAAACCATTTGTCATACCCTACCGCACCTTTCGTCCAGGCAAACGAACGATACCCTTTTTCAAGGTAGTATTTTGGATTGAACCAAACCGTATCCTCGTCACACGGAACCCACAAATGTCTGTTGTACGTTTCGTATTCAGTGCTACTCGTAGCACCAGTGACCCACGTTTCTTCTTGACTATACTGCATAACCCAAATCTTCTTTTACGGTTTTCGATGCTTTGTGACGCTTTGCATACGCCTTACCTCGCAAGCTAGGTTCTTCCTCTTGCAACTTCGCTCGCATACGTCGGATGCTCTCCGTATTGCTGAGTTGTCCAGCGGCTACCATAGCCAGCAAATCCAAAGCAGTTGCTTCGTTGGTTTTGATGCCTTTATAGAACAACTCCATATTCCAGTAATTGGCTATCAAGCGATAGTCGTTATCCCGCAACTCAGGATACTTGATGAGTAGGTCTTTCACTACTTCTTTTGTCTTGTTGATTTTCATCTCTTTGATAGTTTGAATGAATTTGTACGCAAATATAGTAAACATTTACATACATCCAAGACTTGCGTAAAAAATGCGTGGATTTTGCGTGTTTGCGTGAATCGTGCGGGAATTTTACGGGTTTGCGGGTAAGGCACAAAAAAACCCCTACCTCGTTAGGCAGGGGCTTTCGCTTATCAAAGGAAAAAATCTACAAGGCAATGACTCTTGTAAGGACGAAGTTACTTATTTCGTTTGCTACGACCAAGTACCACCGCGTTTAAAATACGCTTCAGCACGTCTACGATTTTATCGTCTCTGGTCGATTCAGTGAGAGCTGTATATGAGCCAGCCGCCGTAATAACGATGAGGCAAATTTCAGCCCAGTTTTCGAGGAAAAAATTATTCATTGATTAGGAATTTGTATTTCTCTTGTACGTCAAACGAAGGACACGCTTTTTCGCTGAACTCGTTATGACCGTGTAATTTGATGTTACCGAATAAAGTCTTTAAAGCATACCACAACTGTAACCAACCCAACTCCTGTTCGGCTGTCATAGTATCTGCTGGTTTGTTTTCCTTGGCACTACGCCCGCCTATGTAACAAACTCCAATGGAATCTTTGTTGTTGCCTCGACAATGCGCACCTACTATGTCCAGGTCTCTACCTTTATGAATTGTGCCGTCGAGATAAATTACGTAGTGGTATCCAATGTCATCCCATCCTCGTGCTTCGTGCCATTGACGGATGGTATCAACGTTGATATGCGCACCTTCGATTGTATCCGAACAGTGCAGGATGACTTTGTTTATTGTTCTCACTCTATGCCTTTTTTAGCCAGCAATAGTTTGATTTCGTTGATGCCACTCACCAACACCTCTAGCGTCTCTTGAACCTTGGTTTCTTGCTTTTCGAGCGAGTATAGGCGGCTCTTAATTTTCGTTACTTCGTTTGTCATCTTGACCCAAGTTGCAATGATACCGCCCACCGCACCGATAATGACACCAATTAAATCGTAGTCCATCTCTTTATGTACTCTATCAATTTCGCTTCGTTCCTAATTCGCTTAGTAATCTTTGATGCCGATACCTTGCGCGATTCTGATTTCTTTGTTGCTGAGTAGTCTGTTTCTGTCGACATTGAGATTACCAAAATAGTTGTGCCGTGACGGATGCAGGTCTGCTCCCGTGTTAGTTGAGTATTCAGGAAACAACGCTGTGTTATGGCACAAGTAATCTACTAAACGCTGACGGTAAAACATACCAATCTCCGTTGCTTTTTGTACCACCATCTTTATGTCAGATACACTTGCGCTACTGCCTTGTTCGTTACTAATCAAAGTGACGCTGTTGTTTGAGAATCGCAACCTCATCACATATGCTACTTCCGCAAATGCCAGTTGAACCAAAGTAGGCTGGATGTATTCCGTCACCAATGTTTCGTAGTTGCCTGTAAGCGTAGAGTCAATAATGTCCTGCTTTAGTTTGTTGTCTAAATCCGTTCCCAAGGCTGGTAGAATCCAACGGTCTTGAGCAATCAAAATGTACGGATGCAACAAGTTGTCATCGACAGCAGAACCCAATGCTGTGTCCTTCTTTATACGCGAAGCGTTGATATACAGTGTAGCCATTATTGCTTGTCAATTGGTGCGATAGCTTCGTCTCCTTTTTGAACTACATAAGGATTGTTTCCGACACGCTGCATAACTGCGTCCCAATCCTCGTACAGCCCATCCGTGGTATCTGGAAGACCATCTGGTACATATACATATATAAGTCTTTTCCATCCGTGGTAGCAGTTCTTTCCGCCAGCCCACTCAAAAATATCATACGTGCTTTGTCCCGCTGCTGCAAACTGTCCGTTCACCCCGTCCGAACTCATATTAGCAATGTCTTCGTAACGGTACTGTACTCCCCCTTGAGCCAAGTCCATCATCTCAATACAAAAGTCACGACTTTCACCTACAGGCTGTTTACTGGTAGCTTTAAAATATTGATACCGCACGGCAAACAAATTACCTTGTGGACTTACGACATCGCCCCAATCAGAAACGAGGTCATAATTAGAATAATCTTCCAGACCAAATTCGTATTTCGTGTGCAGGCGTTTGTCATCGGACGTGTCGTTGACTACCTCCTCCTTCAGCAGAAAGAATTCTTTCGGCAGTGGTGCATCCTTGTCCGCCAGATGATTTAACCAAATTGAGCCTTGGGTCTCTGTGATTCGAACTGGTTGCTCCGAAAAGATTTTTTTTTTTACTTCCTCTTCTTCGGCTTTTTGTTCCATAAATGACGCTGGCACGAGGTCTTTGAAGTACACATCCAAAATGATGCTGTTGGTCGCAAGCAAAGGCTCGATACCTTCTAGCAAAATATTTTGGAACGGCTCGATTACCGTCTTGCTGTATAGGTCGTATGCGTCCTTCATTTCATCGGCGTTGCTTCCAAAGCCTCCACCTTCTGAACGCAGCCCAAACAACAACGGACTGGTCACACGGTGACCCGACAATATTTCTTGGAAGGTTTGCTTTGCTAAGAAGTCATACGTGTCGTGTGGGTTGGCTAAGTTGAAAGGCTCAACTGTAGGTGCTGAATCTTGCCCGTCGTTGAAAGTCATCAGAATCTTTCCCGCGTTACTTGCCCCTCCAAACTTGTCGTAAATCAATCGCTCCAAATCTCGTCGCTCATCGTCCGTAGGAATACCTCCGTTAAACGAAAGTACCATACTTGGAAACAATCCGTTTTTGATGTTTTGCAAGTGGAACTCAGCAATGTTTTTGTCGAGTTCGATGTACGAAGTAGCTCCAGCATAATCAGGCAAGCCATAGAAAAAACTGACTGGGCTATACGATTTGATGTGCAGGATTTGGCTAGGTGCAGTGCGGTCGCTAGTATTGAAACGCGGGATAGGAGTTGGCTTAAATGTAGACTTGTCGCACTCCATCCAGTTCGTGCTGTGATAATACACTTCTACTTGGTCGTTGTCGTCTGCCTTGCCGCAACGAATTGTACTCGCAGGGACGTGGTATACCTCGCTTATCACGCTGCGGTCTTGTGACCAAATGACTTGCAAGTAAGCGTTGCCATATAGCTTTAAATCAAACGCTGCACGCTTCAAACAATTGTGACGAAACAATCCCTTTAGCTTTAACCATTGGTCTACGTTGTCATCCTTGCCGTCTGATTCTAATCCTTCACCATAAATCATATCGGCACTACCCGTAACGATTGCTCCGTGAATTGAACTTGAAATAAACAAGTCATCTAGGTAGTTTGGGTACAAATTGTCTTCTCCAAAGAATACCCAGTCTTTGTTTGAATCGCTATAAAACAGCGGTTTCTCGTACCGCATATAGTCTACTACTCCTAGCTTCGTTTTCATCTAACTTTTTTTACTGGCAACTACTTGACCAATTACTGAATATTTCATTTAAATCGTGTACGCTTATGATGCCGTCTTTGTTGATGTCAGCTTGACCATCGTATGATGTGCCAAAATGCGAAAAAAGAATCAGCAAATCTTGGATGCCTACGTTTAAATCATTGTTTACGTCTCCTATACAATATACATTTTCTTGTAAAACATCAGGTCGCCAAGAAGGTAAGGTGTTGTGTATACGTTCAATTTGTCCATAAGTAAAAGTAGTGCGACAAGAATCAACGTAATAATCCATATGGTTATTCGTTTCGTAATTGTATGCCCCAGTAGGGCAGATAGGGTTTTCACAACTCCAATTCACTTTTGTAGGTGGTGTGTCGCACACTCGGTCGTTGACAGCCTGACAATCCGATTCTTCTTCACCGCAGTAGTCGATACCTTGGAAGACGTGATACAAACCTACGTAATGACCGACTTCGTGAATAAGCGTTTTGTTCAGATTTCTGTCTTCCAGTAGGTGGTTACCCATTCTTCCAAAACAATCGCTTCGAACATAAACACCGTCAGCGTATTGAGATGACAGGTAGTACAAATACGCGAATCCCAAGATGCCTCCACAAAATTCTGGAAATACGTGTATGTTCATATAAGAAGCTATGTCCCATTGCAACGGTGCAATGTATGCTTGCATAGCGTTGATATTGTACGGAAAACAAACCGTACTATCTAACTCAGGTATTTCGTGGTACTCAAGTGCTACAAGGCTTACACTGACTTCGGCAGAAGCAAATTCTTCGTTTACAGAACTAATGGCATCGTAAACAATAGTAGGCTCGATGTTTGCCAAACTTGCCGCATCAGGATAATGTATGTGAACTACGCTGTGTACGTACTTCCAATTCGTTTCGCTTCTGTTCGACACATCCTCTGGAGGATTGTTGCCAAAAGCATAACACAATTCTTGAGCGTTTAACGCGCCTACGATAAAGCAAGCAACAAATCCAAAACGGTAATCCATCCGTCGTTATTTAAATCTAAGGCTGCGTTATAAGGAGGTGGAGTTCCGTTGAAGTATTGGAGGATACTTAGAAGTGTTTGACTCATATGTCTGCTTTTTGTGCCGCCGTGCGACAGTGATGTTTTTCGATGCTGTCCAAAAAATCTGACAGCCAAATACCTAAATCAGTAAGTGTCATCTCCCGTTGATTTGCTCCCAGCACAGCAGATACGGAATGCGTGCCAAACGGTATGCCCTCTTGCTTAATTAAAGTCGCGTTTAAAAACGATGCCGCACAAACTGATACTACTTTACTTACAGAGCTAAAGAAGTCGTATATGAGCATCCAAATTGCGCTACTAATGTTTTCCAGGCAAAACCATAAAGCGTGCGCTACAGTAAAGAGTATGCCTACAGGTATAGCCAGAGCTGCTAAAACAACAAGGCATAGAACCTTAAATATCTTCTTCAGGAAACCAGCCATTATCCACCATATATTGATAGTCTCGAACGGTCGTAGTTGAGGGAATGATGTATCCGAAAGGAAACTTCGCGTTTGTTTGAACGAAGGAGGAAAGGGCGAAACGCTCATCCGAGGAGAGTTCAGGGAAGCAAGCGACGAGCTTCTCAAGCGTTGCGGCGGCGTGAACGAAGATGAGGTAATCCGTATTCACCTGCAAAGCGTTTTGGATTCCGTCGGGGTGCGTAACGATTCCAAAGACGGTTGACGCCTTTTCGCCTTCTGCCTGAATGAGAACGGGCCGCGAGATGTTGTAGAGTTCTCGCGTGATTTGCTTTGCCCGTGCTTCGCTTGTCTGCGTTGCGGTTGGAAGTACGATTATATATCCGTTCATCAGTAGATGTTATAGAAGGTGTTTATGTTGTCCTCGATGTTTGTGCGGTTGCTGGATTGGTCGGAGGGGTAAATGATAAACTCGTACGCTCGTGGTGTTCCACCTGAAGCTGACGACCTTGTAAACGTAGTGCCTCCCGTAATATATGAACCCGTACCCGCGTCGCCTGTTGCGTCTGCCGTGCCGTCGTACCACATTGCCGAGCTTGTACCATTCGCCAAAGCCGTAAACAATTGCCTCTGATTAAATGTTACTGCGTTTGTACCTGTTAGCGTTGTAGGGCTTGCAAATCGCATATATGTGGACGGACTCCAATCGGGTACACCGCCAAGGACTCTTTGGAAATTTAAGCTAAGTTGAACCGCTGCAAATACTGTATATGGTTGCGCAACCGTTGTAGCGTTGAAAAATAAAGCTGCCGAACAGTCCGCATAAACGCGATTATTCGAGTCCTTCAATACGCCCGTCGACCCGTCGTAAATCTTTGGCATTTGCGAGGTTGTTGTTTGCACCAAGTCGGCAGCGTTGCCTGATTGGTCGTACCAAGTCCGAATGAACCCGTCGTTACTTCCGCAATGCGCGGCCAGTGCAACCGTATCCAACTCGCCGAATATGTTGAATCCGATGTCCGCATAACTCGAGCCGTTGTAAACCTCTACCGCTGAACCAACATAGCTAGA